CTTGACTTGGACTAACTTTACTCATGGACAGATAACTTCAATGGAAATTAATAAACAACAAAGAAATTATCAAACCTGCTAGAAAGGAGCAGAATGCATTTCGTCAAAATCCTCGGAAATTGTGGGACCAAATGATAAATTTAACCCAGCATAATATTTCTCCAATGAAACTTGTTCATCAGGGGTAATACCAAAAGCCAAGAAAAAACTATATCTAGCCTCTTCACTAATCACCGAGGACCGACTATCAAGTCGGGCACTAAGCCACAGAAACCCTCCCTGAAACGCAACACTTGCAGACATCTGGCTTTTCTCGCCATATCTGCAGTATGCTTCATAGATGGACTGAACTACAGGCACCCCACTCGCCAATGCTAATCCGCACTCTCCAACGGCACCCAACCACTTCCTATAGGCACCTTCAGTGTCTATTGGTATGATTGAGAGACTATCTTTTTCCCGCGCCGTTTCGAAATTTCGAACCATCACCCAATGACTACCCAAATTAATCGGGTGCATCTGGCAAAACTCAATATTTTCCAACGAATAGCAGGGTTCCTCGACAGTCATCCTAAATCCCATTGTTAAAAACCACTCATTAAAGTCTAACATAAATCTACTCAAATCACCTTGTTCCATAAAAACCATACAGTCATCACCATTATTTGCCAGTGAGATGGTTACACCTCTTTCTCGAGCGTAGGTGTAGACCATAGCGCACATGATAATACAATTCCCTAAGGCTGTATTCATATCACCACTAAACCTACGACCACGAACTCGATACTTGAGCTTCCCATCCCCACAAAAGCCAGTCCCACTGTTCACACGTTGCCATGACAACAGCTTAACTAGCTCCGAGTCCCAATTATATAGGGCGTTGTATATGGAGTGTTCCCACTCGAGCATACCCTCACTAACATGCATGTCAAATTTAGTTGCATCCAACCCTATCGCAACAGGGTTATCAAACATACTCCACTTGGCATGCAGCTCGAGGGCAATCTCATGAGTGTTCATTCCCTTCAAAACAACATTGGTACCATCACCAAAGCAACGCTTAATTGCTCTGTACATCCGGTGCTCAATATGCTTGAGGTATCTCCCAACTGCCACATTATACTTGGGTCTTCTTGGCTGGATGCACCTAGGTGCACCCCCTGGCTTGACTTTTTCACATTTCACAAACGGGTTGCTATGAGAGTCTTTCTTGCTGACTCCATATATACTATACTCTTTCACTGCATTCTCATAGATCGTCTTTTTCCGACCAAAATACATCTGGGAGAACTCCTCAGGGGAAATCTTGGTGGGTGGCGGTCCAAACTTATGCAGCAAAACGGCACGAAATTTTTGTAATTTTTTAAATATGTATTTCTTGCAAGTCGCTGGTGGCGGCCTAAACCGATTACCAACCTTACAATAATACATTCTCTCTAGCAACGCACACTTAAGAGTGCCTATGTCCGGGTTATTAATTTTAAGAATCCGATTGGCAGCGCTAACCCCTTGGACTACATGCGCTATCCTACCGACTACTTTCACCTGCGGGTAGTGTTCCACGACCAGATCAGGATGAGTTAGGGAACTAACATGACTCACCCCGTGAAGCTTTCCCAGGCACCCTCAAGCTTGAGTCTTAGACTCAAGCCACTCCAGAAACTTAACCTCAGCCTTCCTATACATTGCAAATGGACCCAAGGTTGCTCTACGAGCATCAAGTTCCCACTTGTCA